AGATTGTATGAACCAGCAAGGATGCTTGGTGGTATTCTACTTCCTGAGAATGAAGATAGAAGTCCTTTAGACCCAACGACAAGTAATAGTTTAGCTATTGATTGGAATATAGGTGAAGGACAATCTGTAAAACAATCTAAACTTACAAACTCAGTTATAGCTGGCTTACCTTCAAAGCCAAAGAGTACATCAACAAGAAATAGGGAGAACTAATATGCCACCAAGAGGTGTTTATAAAGCAAGGCAACAAGAGAGTCGTAGTAGACCAAGCAGACCAGCACAAGAATCTAGGTCAGATCAAAGAGAACAAGAACGACAAGAGAAAGAAAATGCCAGGAAAGCACTAGCTCAATCTAAAGAAAGAGCAAGAGTTGCTTTAAGAAAAAGTCAACTGCAAGCATTGGCATCTGCTAAAGCAAAGAAAGCAAAGGCAACATCTCCAAAAAGAAACCCAGCAGATAATCAGAAACAGATTCAAACAGTTCCTTCAAAAATAAAAACAAGAGCTAGTCAAATAAATAATGCTGTTAAGACGACGACTCAATCTAAGATGTCACCTCCACTTTCAAAGCCAAAGAGTCCAACTAAGTTTACAATCAAAGGTGGCACAATAAAGGGTGGCACTATTTATAAAGACCCAATCACTGGTTCTACACTAGCTGGTCGTGACACAAGAATGAAAGCTATAACTGATCCATCATCTGTAAGAGTACAAAGCTCAAGAGATGCAAGAACTGCTGGACCAAAAGGGTTCACTCGTAAAGGTTCTTTGATTAATATGACACCTGATACTGCTGGACCAAAAGGTTTTACTCGTAAAGGTTTAACTTCTTTTCAAGAAAAGCAAGCTGGTATTGTTAATAATATGAGCAACCCACAAGAAACAAAACTAGACCTTGTAACTAAAGAACCAGTACAAAACACTTTACTTACTGAGCTTTCTAAGAGAAGAAAGAAAAGACAAGGTAGTGGATTTACTGGAATAATGTCACAGATAAGAACACTGCTGGGATAATTGTGGACCCACTTACTGCTCTGGCGACGGCAAGTACTGCTTTCAATGTTATAAAAAAAGGATTTCAAGCGTCGAGAGATGTGGAATCTATGTATAGCGATATCGGAAGATGGATGGGTGCTGTCTCTGATATCAACCAAGCAGAGAAGATGTCAAAGAATCCACCTCTGTTTAAGAAATTATTTGCTGGATCAAGTGTTGAACAAGAAGCAATGGATGCTTTCGCTGCAAAAAAAAAAGCAGAAGCAATGGAAGATGAGCTACGCAGTTGGATAAATATGGTTCACGGTCCTAATGCTTGGGCTGATCTATTAAAGATGCAATCTAAAATTAGAAAACAAAGACAAGAACAGATGTATGCTCAAGCAGAATTTAGAACTAGAGTTATAAATATTGTTGGTATTTTTTTGCTTTGTACGATACTAGGTGGTTTAATAATGTATATAGGATATTTATTTTATTTAAAAAGAACTGGAGAACTATGAGTTTCTTACACATTTTAAAGCCTGAAGAAAGAAGATTACTAAGAACTATTGTAAAGAAAGTACACCTACAGTATGTTCCTAATGAACATAAGTCTGATAGAGAAGCTGATAAATTGATAGCAACAATAGGTCCAGCTACAGTTGAACAACTACTCAAAGCTGGTAAAGATAACAACATTGACAACATTTAAATATAAACCTGACGGCAGAGTATTAAAGGAGTTTATGAGAGATGACTCATTCTTTAGAGGACTGCGTGGTCCAGTTGGTAGTGGAAAGTCGGTGGCGTGTTGTGTCGAGGTCTTTAGAAGAGCGTTGGCACAAAAGAAAAATGACAAAGGTATTCGTCGTTCGAGATGGGCGATTATTAGAAATACCAATCCCCAGCTTAGAACCACAACAATCAAGACCTGGCTAGACTGGTTTCCTGAAAACACTTGGGGAAAGTTTAGATGGGAAGTTCCATACACTCATCTTATAAGCAAAGGAGACATGGAGCTTGAAGTTATATTCCTAGCACTTGATAGACCTGAAGATGTAAAGAAACTATTGTCACTTGAACTTACTGGCATTTGGGTTAACGAAGCAAGGGAAATACCCAAGTCAATAATAGATGCTTGTACTATGAGAGTTGGAAGATTTCCTTCAATGCGTGAAGGTGGTCCAAGCTGGAGTGGTATAATCTGTGATACTAACGCACCTGAAGAAGATCATTGGTGGCCGATAATGTCTGGTGAAGTTCCAGTACCTGATCATATTCCTAAAGAAGAAATAAAGATGCTTGTCAAACCTGATAACTGGTTTTTCTATACACAACCTTCAGGTATGCTAGAAAAAAAGAATGAAGATGGCGACGTCGAAAATTATATATTTAATGATAAAGCTGAGAACAGAAAGAATCTTTTAGGTACTTACTATGAGAATACTGTCAAAGGTAAAACTAAATCTTGGATTGATGTTTATGTAATGAATAAACTAGGATCAATCGTAGATGGTAAACCTATATATCCTATGTTTGTAGGAGAAACTCATACATCAAAAGAAGAAATACCAGTAGCAGATGGTCAACCAGTTTACATAGGATTAGACTTTGGACTAACCCCAGCTGGAGTTTTTGCACAAAAGGTAAGAGGTCGTTGGTTAATACAATCAGAGATTGTAGCTTTTGATATGGGTATTGTAAGGTTCTCTGAATTACTTAGACAAGAGATTGCAACTAAATATGTAAACTGTGAAGCATTAATATATGGTGATCCAAGTGGTGACTTCAGGGCGCAAACAGATGAAAGCACACCATTTCAAATACTTAGAGGTGCTGGACTAAGAGCAATACCAGCACCATCTAATGATGTATCTCTTAGAATAGAGTCTGTTAATAAATCATTAATGAAAATGGTAGAAGGTATTCCAGGATTTTTAGTTGACTATCGTTGTCGTCAAATCATTAAAGGCTTTGAAGGTGGATATCAGTATAGAAGATTACAAGTATCAGGAGAAAGATTCGCAGACAAACCTGATAAGAATATGTATTCTCATATTCACGATGCACTACAATACTTAATGCTTGGTGCTGGAGAAGGTAGATCAATCATTGGAAACAATAAACCATTGCGATCCTTTAATGCTAAACCTGAATTTGATGTATTTCGTCGACGACCAAAAGCGAGAAGAGAAGGTCTATGGTCACGGATGTAGTTAAGTTAAGATTGTTTTTAACAGTATATGGTTTAGTTATGTATCATTTTTGTGCGTGGCTAAAGTCATTTGAATGGAGTATCGAAAATTATGTGTTTTTTTAAAAGTCCTAAAATGGTAATGCCTGAACCTAAAATCGATCCTGAAATCGAAAAGCAAAAGGCTGATGAAAAGAAAAGACAAGAAACCGAAAAGAAAAAACAAGAAGAGTTTCAAAAGAAAACATCTGCTGGTAAAGTAGGTAGACGTTCACTTATATCAGGTCAGTCAGGTGGCATTGGTTATTATGGGGATTCAATGTAATGGTAGAAGTGAACTCAGTCATTCCTATAAACACAGGTTCTGATAAACCAGTTGACTCTTTACTTAGAAGATATGAGAGAGCTAAATCTCACAGAGATAATTGGACATCTTTATTTGAGGAGTGTTATGAGTATGCGTTACCACAGAGAGAAAGTTTCTATGCTGAGACTCCAGGTCAAAGAAGAGACGATAAAATCTTCGACGAAACTGCTGTGGTCGGAGTTCAAGAGTTTGCATCAAGACTCCAATCTGGTCTTGTTCCAAACTTCGCAAGATGGGCTGACTTTGTTGCTGGATCAGAAGTTCCTGAAGAGCAAAGAGATGAAGTCAATTCTCAACTGCAAGGAGTAACAGATTATGTTTTTGAGATTTTACAGAACAGTAACTTTGCTCAAGAAGTCCACGAATCATTTCTTGATTGTGCAGTTGGAACTGGTGTCCTATTATGTGAAGAAGGTGATGCAGTTAATCCAATTAGGTTTTCAGCGATTCCATTACCACACGTTGTCTTGGATGTCGGTCCTGACGACAGAGTTGATTCCATATATAGAGAACGTCAAATCAGGGGTGGTCAACTTTTGGTTGCGTATCCAAAAGCTATTCTCCCAGAAAAATTAAGAGAAGTAGTTAGTAGAACACCTGATGAGAAAAGAAAAGTACTTGAGATTGTTTATAGAGATTATTCTAAAGTCAATGTTATGGCTCATAAGTATTGCGTTATTGACCTTGAGACTAAATCAAAGATTTTAGATGAGCAGTATGAGGGTGTTGGTTCGTGTCCCATAATAGCATATCGCTGGTCGAAAGCATCTGGGGAGGTGTATGGTAGAGGTCCACTTATCAATGCCCTCAGTGCAATCAAGACTACTAATCTAACAATAGAACTTATTTTAGAAAATGCACAGATGGCAATATCAGGTATCTATCAGATGGAAGATGATGGAGTTATCAATCCTGATAATGTTTCTCTTGTGCCTGGAACTGTAATTCCAAAGTCACCTGGCTCTGCTGGATTACAACCTATACCTACTGCTGGAAGGTTTGATGTTGCTGACTTAGTATTAAATGATATGCGTAATAATATTAAAAGAGCATTATATAATGATATGCTTGGTGATCCAAATAAAACACCAGCAAGTGCAACAGAAGTTGCAGAAAGAATGGCTGACTTATCAAGAAGAATTGGTTCTGCATTTGGTAGACTTCAAGCTGAAATGGTAACACCAGTATTACAAAGAGTTATATATATTTTAAAGAAACAAGGTCGTATTGAAATGCCGACTATTAATGGCAGAGAAGTAAAAGTAAGATCAGTTTCACCTTTAGCTATGGCTCAAGCACAACAAGATATAGTTTCCGTCGACAGATTCTTAGAGTTAGTTGGTGGCAGATTTGGACCACAGATGATTAACTTACTAATAGATAGTGAAGAAACTTCTATACATCTAGCAAGAAAGTTTGGTGTTCCTGATAATCTCATAAGAGATAAAGCTAGTCGTGAAGAGATAATTAGAATGACAGCACAGATGGCTCAACAACAACAGCAACAACCTATGATGCCTGAAGAGTAATGGCAACTCCAGCTTGGCAAAGAAAAGAAGGCAAAAATCCTGAAGGTGGATTAAATGCAAAAGGTCGTGCTTCTTATAATGCCAGAGGTGGTAATCTCAAACCTCCAGTATCAAAAGAACAAGCTAAGAAAAGTCCAAAGTCTGCTGGTCGTCGAAAAAGTTTTTGTGCTAGAATGCGTGGTATGAAAAAGAAATTAACTTCTGCTAAAACAGCAAATGATCCCAATAGCAGAATTAATAAGTCACTTCGTAAATGGGATTGTTAAAGGAGATATATTATGCCAATGGGTAGTGGAACATATGGGTCACAAAAAGGTAGACCTTCTAATGATGACAAGATGTCAGGTAAACAAAAGAATTTGCCTGAAGCATTAAAGAAAAAAATTATGGCTTCTAAGATGAAGAAGAAGAAAAAGAATGGCAGTTAATCAAGCTGGTAATTATACCAAACCATCAATGCGTAAAAGAATATTTGCAAGAATAAAGGCTAGTGGCAAAGGTGGAAATCCTGGTCAATGGTCTGCTCGTAAAGCACAGATGTTGGCAAAAGCTTACAAGAAAGCTGGTGGAGGTTACACATCATGAAAACATTAATTAAACTTACAAAAACACAAAAAGAAAAACTTAAAAAACATTCTAAACATCATTCATCTAAACATTTAAAGATGATGAGAGCTGATATGAGAAAAGGAAATTCATTTGGAAAATCACATAAAAAAGCTCAAAAAATTGTTGGAACATAATGAAGAAACCTCAACGCTCTTTAGTTGCTTGGACTAAACAGAAATGGCGAACCAAAAGTGGTAAGCCGTCGACACAAGGTTCAAAGGCAACTGGAGAAAGATATTTACCTTCCTCTGCAATTAGTGCATTATCTGATGAAGAATACGCTAGGTCTACAAAAGCAAAACGTCGTGCCATAAAGAAAGGCAAACAGTTTTCTAAACAGCCTAAGAGCGTTGCAGATAAAACTAAATCGCATAGGAAGTATACATGACAAATATTGGTATAGATGGTTTTAATAGAACAAAAGAAAATGATGAAATGATTTCTGATGCTGTTGGTGCTTGTTTTTCAACACCAATCGGAATAGAAGTATTGAAATATCTTAAAAGTATAACTATAGAAATGGTTGCTGGTCCTGATATTACAGATGCAAAGTTACGTCATTTAGAAGGACAAAGATATATAGTTGGGATTATTGAACGACGAATAGTACATAATCACGGAGTAAAGCAAAATGGAAGAAGCGACACAACCACAAGCAATAAATCAAGAAGCAAACGAGGAGACCCACTCTTCACCAGCAAGACCTGAGTGGTTACCTGAAAAATTTGAGACACCTGAAAATTTAGTTCAAAGCTATGGTGAGCTTGAAAGTAAGATTGGTCAGAAAGACGAATCAGTAAGAGAGCAGTTTTTACAAGAATTAGAAACAGATTTTTATAATGGTAGACCAGCAGACGTTGGTGATTATAAAATTCCTGAAAGCATTGATCCTGAACTTGCACAAGATAATGAAATGTTTAATTGGTGGGCGAATGAAGCCTATGAAAATGGTTACTCACAAGAAGAGTTTGAAACTGGTATAGGAAAATTTGCAGAGTTTATGAACAGTATGCAACCTGATATTACTGCTGAGAAAGTTAAGTTAGGTGACAATGCTGATGCTAGACTTGAAGCTGTTACGTTATGGACACAAAGTAATTTTAATGAAGAAGAGTTTGGAGCAATTCAAATGTTAGCTTCAACTGCTGAAGGTGTTGGAGTTCTTGAAAAGATTATGGAAATGCAAAAGAGTAGTTCATTAAGTGGACACGCAACTGCACCATCATCTATATCACAAACAGATTTAGATGATATGATGCGTGATCCTAGATATTGGAAGCCAGGTGAAAGAGATCAAAACTTTGTAAATAAAGTTACCGAAGGTTTCAATAAACTATATGGGTCGTAAGTATCTAGCTACTATTGGCAAGCTTGAAATAGTAGAATCAAACTTAGATGATGCAACATATCTTCAAGATAATCTAAGACCACAAGATATTCGTGAATGTATGATACATGGTGTTACACCTAATCGTGCATTGAATCTTCCTTTAGTTGATAAGGCTTGCAAAACTTTTACAGCTATTGTCGACGACATTCCTATATGTATGTTTGGTACAATGCAGAACTATGAGAATAAAAAGTTAGCTTCTATATGGTTACTTGGAAGTAAAGGCATAGAAAAAAATTACTTTAGTTTTTTAAAAGCATCTATTGAGCTTATAGAATTACTTCAACAAGACTTTGAAGTACTTGAAAATGTTGTACCTATCGATCATTCAAAGACAATATCTTGGTTAAAATGGTTAGGATTTATCTTTCATAAAGACCCAGTAATTGTAAATAGTTATGCGTGTTTACGTTTTGTGCGTTGTCAAGATGGTTTAGAAGTGCAAATTCTTAAATCGTAATGACCCAATCTATGCTGAAAGACCTTATGACAGACAATCTTTATGAAGCTAAAAATTGGACAATCATCTGCAAACTGAAAAATTTTAACTTACTAAAGGAGACAATCAATGGCTAATACTATTGATACTGCTTTTATTAGACAGTTTGAATCTGAAGTACACCTAGCTTATCAACGTATGGGTTCTAAATTAAGGAACACTGTTCGTACTGTTGCTAATGTCAGAGGAAGCACAGTTCGCTTTCAGAAGATTGGTAAAGGTTCAGCTTCTACTAAAAGTAGAAATGGTCAAATCACACCTATGGAATTGACCCACACAACTGTTGACGTAACGATGGAAGATCATTATGCCGCCGAATACATTGACAAGTTGGATGAAATTAAGACAAATATAGATGAACGTCAGGCAATCGCTAAGTCTGAAGCTGGTGCTTTAGGTAGAAAGACTGATGAAATATTAATCACAGCTATGGATGCTGGAGCTAATTCTACTCAAATACACGATACAAGTTCTGCTATTGAAAAAGCAGATGTTCTTGCATTGTTTGAGCAGTTTGGTGTTGCAGATATTCCAGAAGATGGTGGTCGATATGTAGCAATGAACCCAAAGGGATTTGCTGATCTATATGCAATCAATGAGTTTGCTAGTGCAGACTTTGTTGGTGAAGCTAACTTACCTTTTGCTGGTGGTATGACAGCTAAGAACTTCTTAGGATTTATGTTCTTCTCTTCATCTTCAGTAACTGCTGGTAAGAATATGTCTTATCACACTTCTGCTGTTGGACTTGGTATTGGTGCCGACGTCACAACAGAGTTAAATTACATACCTGAAAGGGTATCTCACCTTGCAACGTCTATGATGTCTATGGGTGCTGTTGTCATTGATGACAATGGTGTCTATGAGTTCTTAGACAACAACAGTTAGGAGGTTTAAATGGCTTATAGTGCAAGTGGATTACACCGAATAGGTGGAGCAAGTGGGGTAAATTTATGGATTTATCAAACTGCAGATGCGATTGCAACTGTTAATAGTGCTGGTTATTTTAACAGCTCTGCTAATATGTTGAACGTCAGAGACTTAATAATTGTTATGGATACTAATGTTCCAACAACAAATTTCTGTACTGTTCTTTCTAATACTGGTTCAGTAGTTGACGTTTCAGACGGAACTGCTGTAGCAGAAACAGATGGCGATTAAATAATATGGCTACATCAACATCAGCAACCTCACCCATTGACGTATGTACAAGGTCGTTGGTGTTGATTGGCGCCCAACCAATAACATCTTTTAGTGATGGATCGAATGAAGCATTAGTTGCTGTTAATCTTTATGAAGATACTGTTCAAGCATCTTTAGTAAATACAAGATGGAGATTTGCAGTTAACCAAGCAGTAGGAAATAGATTAACAGATGCACCTACTGGTAGATATAATTCAGCTTACCAAATACCTTCTGACTCATTAATGATAAATGCCGTTACAGTAAATGATAGAAGTATAGACTATCAAATTTATGGCAACTTTATTTTCAATGATGCAAGTGTTAATGATGTCGTCGTCATAGATTATAATTTTAGACAAGTAGAAGCTAACTTTCCAGCATACTTTGTTCAAGCTGTTGTCTATGAATTATCTGGACATTTCGCATTAGCATTAGCAAGAAATGATAGTATGTCTAACAATATGTTTGAGAAAGCTAGGTTCTTTATGCAGAAAGCTAGAACATTAGATAGTCAACAACAAACAACTCTTAGACTTTCAACTAATCGTTTTGTTACTTCAAGAAGGACAACTGGTACACTATCGAGTAATGTCTAATGGCTCGTATTCGTATTCCCCTCAACAACTTTGAAAGAGGTGAAGTTTCTCCATCAATGACATCAAGAACTGATTTGAATGTATATGTTCAATCAGCAGAAAAAGTAAGAAACTTTTTTCTTATGGCAGAGGGTGGATTAAAACGTAGACCAGGCACAGAGTTTATTCATAAGTTTACAACTGTTACAGTAGATAATTCTAAAAGATTGCAAGTAAAGATTGAACCTTTTTTATTCTCAGATGATGAACGATACATTGTAGCATTTAGTGCTGGTAGGTGTGACTTCTTTCGTATTGTTGCATCAACTGGTGCTATATCACATATTCAAGGTTTAACAACAGATACAGATAGTGCAACATTGCCGTGGACTGTTGATACAATAGAAGATCAAACAATAGCACAGTCTGCTGATAATATGTTTGTTGCACATAAATCTCATATACAAATGAGAATAATTAGAACTGGTCTTACTACATTTGAAGTAAGAAAGTTTGCATTTGATGAAACAACTGCTAGCGATCAGAAGTTTCAACCTTATTTTACATTTCAGGAAAGTGGGGTAACATTAACTCCACAAGCAACAAGTGGCTCTGGAAAAACAATGACTACCTCATCTGCTTATTGGGAGTCTGGTCACGTTGGTACTATTGTAAGATACAAAGGAAATGAAATACTAATTACTTCAGTAACAAATACTACTGTTGCTGTTGGTACAATTAGAAAAACTTTATCAGGTACAACTGCTGATACAGATTGGGATGAACAATCATATTCTACTCTTAGAGGTTTTCCTAGTGCTGTTACATTTCATGAAGATAGATTATGGTTTGCTGGAACAACAAGTCAGCCTGATGCCATATGGTCATCTAAAAGTTCTGAGTTCTTTAACTTTGATGTTGGTACAGCACAATCAAATGAGAGTATTCAGTTTGCTATAAGTGCTGGTGAATTTAATTCTATAAAGCATTTAACAAGTTCACGAGATTTACAAGTGTTTACAAGTACAAGTGAATTTTTTATACCATCATTTTCAAGCAGTGCTTTGACACCAACTAATGCACAGATTCGACGACAAACACCTTTTGGTAGCTCAGGTGTAAGACCGATACCATTTGATGGTGCTACTGTATATGTTCAAAGAGGTGGTAAAACTGTTAGAGAGTTTGTCTTTAGTGATGCTGAAAGTGCTTATGTATCAACACCTATATCATTACTTAGTTCACATCTTGTGGTTGATCCAACTCAAATGACAGCTATGCGTGGTGCATTAGCAAGACCTGAAAGTTATGCTTTCTTTGTAAATAGTGATGGAACTATTGCTGTGTTTCATTCTATTCGTAATGAACAAAAGGCTGGATGGACATTATGGACAACTGCTGATACTGGAACTACTGGTGGTTTTCACAGTATGTGTACTATTGATGAAAGATTATTCTGTGTAGCAAAAAGAGATTTAGGTGGTGGTACTGTTCGCTTTATGCTTGAAGAGTTTTTAGATACAGCTACTTTAGATTGTAGTGATGACTTTAGTGGAAGTAGTGGTGTGTTTACAACTAATTCAATATTTGAAGATAATGCAAAACTCGACGTCGTTTCAGGTAATGATTATTTAGGTAACTTTACTCAAGGTTCTAATCAGATTAATGTATCTGCTGTAAGTACAACAAGTTCAGCAGAGATTGGTTTTGGTTTTACTGGAACATTAACAACGCTTCCATTAGATGCTCAAGTAGATGGTGGTCCTCTTACAGCAGAACCAAGACAAATAACACGAGTTAATTTAGACCTTATAGAAACTTTATCTGTATCTATTGGTACTGGTGGAACTTCTGTTCCATTAATATTACAAAGTACAACAGATGATTTTTCATTAGGATTATCAAAATTTTCTGGAAAGAAAGAGTTTAGAATGTTGGGATATAGTACAGACCCAAGAGTTTTTCTAACTCAAACTGCACCAGTAGCTTTACAATTAAATGGAATGGTAGTGGAGGTAGCTTTCTAATGTGTGTTCCAACACCACAATTATTATTATTTACAACAGTAGCATCAGGCGTAAGTGGTATGTTATCAGCAAGGGCTGGTTCAAAAGAAGCATTAAGGGCTGGTCAAAGAAATGCTGAAAGAATAGAGCAGCAAAAACAAGTTGCATCATTAACTGGTGAACAAGAAACAACTGCACTACTTCAAAGTTTTTCTCAATCAATGGCATCAAATATTGCAATGAGAGCAATGATGGGAAGAGACGCAAGTGATCCATCATTCAGAGCATTTGAGAAATCAAACTTTAATACATTAGAAACAGACTTACAACGTATGGCAATACAAGGTTCTAATATTCAAAAGAATTATGACTTACAAAAATTTGAAGCTATATCAAGTTCTACAGACAGAGCCAAAAGTATAAGACGACAAGGATTATTAAACTTAGTTGGAACTGGTACTCAAGGTATAATGCAAGCTAGAGAAGTAAAGGTAGATTAAGAATGAAAATACAAAGATTTAAAAATCAAGTATTTAATAAACCAGTAGGTGTTGTCCGTTCACAAGAAAGAACAGCAGACACAGAGACCTGGCAAACTATATCAAAAATATCTTCAGCCTTATCAGGTGAGTTTTATAAGAAAGCTGTTGAAGAAGCTAAAGATGCTGGCATTAAAAAATCATTATCTGTCGACGTCTTTGATGAGAATATGCAAATAACAAAAGCTCCTATCAGTATGGGTACAGTTGGTACAAAGGCTTTTGAACAGAATATGCTTAGACGATATGAAACTAAGATGAGAGGTTTATTAGATAATAAGATAGGTGATTCATTAAGAACTAATCCAACTGATACAGACCAATATAATAATGATGCTTCAATAGCTGTAGCTGGATTAATTGATAAAGCTGATCCTAGTATGAAAGGTATTCTTACTGATTATGCAACAGCAAAGATTGCTATAGGTGCTAATACAGTAATGGCAAATACAAAAAAGATAGAAGATGAACAGTTAGTTTTAGATACTGCTCAACAAACTGAATCAATGGCTAATCAAGCTATCAATGCGTTTTCAAATGGAGATGATCGTACTGGTAATCAGTTAATGCAAACAATAGAATTTGAGTATAATGAGCTTGTGACGGAAGGTGTAATAACTGGAGGAGGAGCCAACAATAGAATGGTAGAATTAAGAAGAAGAGTACTAGAACAAAGAATTGGTATTGCATTAAATGATCTTTCTTCTGATGAAATAATAATGGTTTCAGATAGTTTTGGTAAACAACAATTAAATGATCTTCCTGATACAGACACTATGGTTGCAAGAAATGCTTCATTTAATAGAATTAAATCATTACTTAATAATAATCCTCATATATTAGATAACCCTACAATTAAAAGAGTTATTAATGGTGTAAAAGTTAGTCAAGCACAATATGAAGATAGTGTTAAGGATGAAAGAAAAGCACAAGGATTTATAACCCAATTATCAAATGGACAAAGAATGGATATTGGTAAGAATGAAATGCAAACTTATACCCAATTTGTATTTAATCAAGCTGGTGTTCCATTAACTGTAAACAATCAAGGTTTTATTCAAGCACCTACCAAAGATCAACTTCTTTTATTAGCTGATTCAAGAAATCCTAAATCTGCAAATTTTTATAGAATACTTGCAGAACAAAAAAAGATGCCAAAGATTATGGAACATAAGTTTGAAGCTCTTGTTGATGGTACTTTAGATGCAGAAGAAGGATTTGCTGTCTTAGAGATATATCAGAATATGGCAAATAATATGTCGACGACTGGTATTCATAGAGATTTAACGCAAGGTATGGGTATGAGAGATACTGTTTCACAAAAGATGAGAGCATTAGATGCTATGCTTACATTTAACAGTACAATGGAAGGTATAGAAAGAGCAGTTGCAAAATTAAATCAACCAGAAGATGAGCGTTTTTCATTTATGATGAAAGATATAAATGCAACGCTTAAAGATAAAAATGGTGGTCAATTTATTTCACAAGTTTCAACAGCCAAAAAAATATTAGCAGATGAATTAAATAGAGAGATAGGTGATTTTGGAATTGTTAATGAAGTTATAGATGAAACAATGTATCTTGCTAACTTTATTGGCGTCGAAAATGCTGTTAGTACAATGTCAGCTACTGTTGCTAGAGGATGGATTCAATCTAAATATGCAGTTGATATGGTATCAGGTGGTAACCTGAAACAAACAAGGTTTGCTCCTGAAGTTATATTTCAAGGAGAAGCATTAAATACATTTGAAAAAAAGATTAAAGATTTATCAGGTATAAATAATCCAGTATTAGGAGAAAACTTATTTGTTATTGTTGATCCTAATTCAGCAAATACAAATGTTCGATATTATTTAGCAAGTGGTGAAGGTAATGATCTTAACCCTATTCTTAAAAAGAACGAAGAAACTGGTGAAAATGAAATGATATCTATTGAGCTTATTGAGTTTGCAGATCAAATGAGTGCTGAATATAAAAAGATGTTAGAACGAAATCTTCAGTATGCTGGGATGATAGTTAAACAAAGTAAAAATGCACACGATTATAAATTTTTATGGAGTGGTACTTCTGGTGGTTTTGGTGCTGGATTAGAGTTAGATATGATGTTAGGTAAATAGTTTGGTTGATATTGGTAAACCATTAATAGCATATGATAGTATGTCAATGGGTGAAGCCGACCCATCATTTTGGGATGGTATGTCAGCAACTTATGGTTATCAGTACAGACCTATAATTGGTGCAATGTATGGAACTTCTTTTGAAGAAGATGATAGTTTTAATGTTTTAGATCATTTAACGTCAGAAGATTTAGATGACAGAAACCAAGTAACAATGCTAGCTACAGCTAGATCAATAGATCATTTAAATTATTTGAGAACGCATACTGCTTTGATGCGTGAAAATAGAGAAGTGCTAAGTAAAAGTGGTTGGGGTTCAATGATAACTGCTGGAATTTTGGACCCAGTAAATTTATTATCTTTACCATTCAAAGGTGTAGGTATTACAGCTAGAGCATTATCAGGTGCAAAGTCAGGTTTTTTTATTGGTGCTGGAACAGAACTTATACGAGCGCCTTTTGAACCTGATGCTACCCTGACAGAAAGTGGTATTAATATACTTGGGTCGACGGCATTAGTTGGAACATTAGGTGGTATCACTGGTGCTTTTTCTGGTCGTGCATCACAGAGATTTGTTAATGAGCAAACAGAAGTACAAAATAGTTTAGACGTTAATCCTACTGGTAGTTTTGATTATAAAAATAATTGGTTTGTAAACTCTCCAATGTTTAAATTAGTTTCTTCACCATTTAAAGCAGTACTACAAGCTGATCTACCTACATCTACAAAAAAATTTATGACACAAATTGGTGCTGATGGTGGATTAACACAGATGTTAAACAAAGCTGGACAAGGTATATCATCTGTATTTATGAGATCAGTTACATATATGGGTGACTACTATGCTCATTCAAGAAAATTAACAAGTCACTATCATAATTTTATGAATCAAGCTAATCAACCAATAGGTTTTGGTTCAAGTGGATTAAGAGAGTTTGCAGAAAGATTAGCTAGAGAAAGAATACTAAGAGAAGCTCAACCAAATAGACCAAAACTATCAAGCCACGAAGAAGCATTTATAAATGAGATGGATGTATTCTATACAAAGTATGGTGTCGATATGTTAAATAACGGATTACTTGCTACAAAAGATTCAATCAGTAGAAATATTACAAGACTTACTAATGACGTCGACGAAATAAATGCACAGCTTAAGATTGAAAAAAACACAAGAGCTAAAGTAAAACTTAGAGAAATACTTGGTAAACAAAAAGCCAGGTTAAAAGATCAGGAAGATTTGTTAGCAACTGGTTATGATCCAAAGTACAAAGGTGTTTATTATCCTAGATATTTTAATATTGATGCAATAGCAAATGATATGGATGGTTTTAAAACTATACTAAGAGATTGGTATACAGCTAATCCACTTAGTCCAAACGCAACTGCAAGTGATATTGAAAGATCAGTAAATAAAACTGTTGATAAAATATTAAATAAACAAAATCTTGAAGATGATTTTATGGGTCACGGATTATCCAAACATTTAAGGCATAGAGAACTAGATGTACCAAATCATTTGTTATTAGATTTTATTGAGATAAATCCACTGGATACTGCAATGTATTACATGATGAGAACTGGATCAAAGATTGAATTTGCAAATACATTTAAAGGCAAGTCAATGGATGAGATGGTTGATGCCGAAGAACTTGCTATGATTAGACACGGCAATACTGCAAAAGCAATATCAGAAGCAAAACAAAATCTTTTTCATATGTATGATCGTGTTGTAGGTACAGCAATACAAAGACCTGATGCACTTAATAGAAGAATATCAAGAGCATTAACAGATTGGACAGCTTATGCTTTTCTTGGTCGTGCTGGTTTGTCGTCGTTACCTGAACTTGGAATGATTATAATGCAACACGCAAGTAAGCAAGGTCCACTTGGTAGAGAACAACTTGGTGCTACATTAAAAGCATTAACAGATTTAAAAACTATTGGTCTAAGTGCTAAAGAAGTACAGATAGCTGGTGAAGCATTAGATATGATACTTGGTGTTGCACAAAATAGAATGTATGAAGATTTTTTAAGATCACCTTTTACTAAAGGTTTGAGTAAAGTAAATGAGCAAGGCAAAAGAATATTTTATACAGCTAATTTATTGGCACCAATTACTCAAATAACAAAACAAATGGCTGGAATCTTAGGACAACATTCATTGATAGATCGTTCATTAAGATTAGTTGCTGGAACTATTGACCAAGAAGGTGTTGAGTTACTTGCAAGATACGGCATAACAATAAGAGATGCTAAAAAAATAAAGAAACTTGTCGACGACGGAAAAGTACAAACAAGTGACACTGGCAGACTATTCTTGGCTAATACAGAAAGCTGGGGAAACGATCAACTCGTGCGTAAGTTCCGTGGAGCATTGGCAACTATGACAAGAAACACAATCATAAATGCTACTCCAGCAGACAAACCAAAAATCATTGATGGAGTTGTTTATGCTAGAATGAATCCAGCTTTAAAAGCATTAGGGTTTAAAGTAGACAAACGCTCAAGCTCTATGGGATATGAGGTAACAAGAATTGAAAATGGTTTGATGGCATTACCATTTCAGTTTTGGAACTATACATTAGGTGCAACAACAAAGATACTTGGTGCTGGATTTGATGCAGATAGAACTGGTAAAGTTGCTGGTTTTGCTTCAATGATTGCTCTTGGTTATCTTACTCTTTATGCAAAAAATCCAAGAAGTTTTAATAATATGGATTATGAAGATCAACTTACAAGAGCAATAGATCAAACTGGTATTACTGGAATTTATAGTGATTTATTTTATATGGGTTTACATGCAAGACATAGAATGGGTAATTTAGATCGTGATGATACTGTAATACAACCTAAGTATAGAGTTAATCCTCCATCAGAGCTAGGTGCTGGTTTAGAAACTGTATCTGATTTTGCTGGTGCTTCTCCAAGTTATTTGTTCGATGTCGCAGATACAGCATATTTATTTGGTAGTGGTCAATCAGATGAAGCAATTAAAAAAGCTTTGAGATTAACTCCAGTATCTTCTTTATATGGCATGAGAACACTTATGGGTGAAGTAGAAGATGCGATTACTCCAAGAGGGAGATTTTAATTTGTGCGTTGTTTGTTATTTTAAAAGATTATAGGGTGCGATTATGGCGTTAGATATTAGTGCAACAAGTCCAAGAGTCCAATATACTGTAGGTAGTTCGTCGACGACGACATTTGCTTATGGGTTTCCCATCTTTCAGGAAGCTGATCTTAAAGTTTTTGTTGATTCAACACTTCAAACATTAACAACACATTATTCTGTTACTGGCGAAGGAACGACATCAGGTGGTAATGTTGTCTTTGGTAGTGGCTTAACAAATTGTACTGTTACAATTTTTAGAGATGTAACAATAGCCAGGACAACTGACTTTCCAACTTCAGGAGCTTTTCAGGTTGATAGTTTAAATACAGAGCTTGATACAATCACAGCTGTACAGCAAGAACTTGATGATGGTATTATAAGATCATTAAGATTAGATAATGAAGATGGTACTGTTGCAATGACACTACCTTTAAAAGCTGATCGTGTTGGAAAGATACTCGGATTTAATTCTTCTACTGGTATTCCAGAATCTTTTGTATATCTCACTAACGAAAATACAGTTGCATTAGATGGATTAACGGCTGGTACTGTAACAGCAAGTAAGTATGTTCTTGTTGATAGCAATAAAGATATTGGCACATTTAGAAATGTAACTTTATCAGGTGCATTAACTTCTGCCACATTAGATATATCTGGTAATGCAGACATTGACGGCACATTAGAAGCTGATGCGATAACAGTAAATGGGGTTACACTAGCAGAAACGATTTCTGATACTGTCGGAGCAATGGTAGGGAGCAATACAGAAACTGGAATAACAGTTTCTTATGAAGATAGTGACAATACTCTTGATTTTGCTTTAGGTGCATCACAAACAACTATAACATCTTTACTTGCTACCGATATAAAAATTGGTGAAGATGATGAAACTAAAATAGATTTTGAAACAGCCGATACAATTAACTTTTATGCTGGGAATGAAAAACAGTTAATACTTACTGATGGTGCATTAACTCCTGGTTCTAATGCAATTCTTGATTTAGGAACAGATGCTCTTGAATTTAAAGATGCGTACTTTGATGGAACTGTTGAAGCTGATGCTTTTACTGTTGCTGGTGTAGCATTAACAACTTTTATAAGAGATACTGTTGGTACAAATATGTTGTCTAGTAATACTGAAACTGGTATTGCTGTTTCTTATGACACAACAAATGACAATATAGATTTTGCATTAGAAGCATCGCAAACTGTATTTACATCTATAACAAATACAAGTTTGGTTATAGGCAGAAATGCCGATAATGATATCGACTTTGCTACCGATAATACAATTCTGTTTAGAGCAAGTGGTGCTGACCAAATTAAACTTGTTGATGGTGTTTTATCTCCTGTAACTGATGCAGATGTTGATTTAGGTAGTTCTTCATTACAATTTAAAGATGCTTACATTCATGGAACATTAGAAGCTGATGCTATTACAATCGGAGGTACAACTTTAGCTGAAACAATATCTGATACTGTAGGTGCTATGGTAGGTTCTAATACCGAAACTGGTATTGCTGTAACCTATGATGATAGTGATAATACTTTAGATTTTGTAATTGGTGCTGGTTCGATTGTCAATTCAATGTTAGCTGATGATGCCGTCGGTGCTGATGAGTTGGCTAGTAATGCCGTTGTTACAGCTTCGATTGTAGCTGATGCAGTAACTGGAGCAAAAATAGCTGAT